CGAGCAAGTGACCGCGAAGAAATTCGCAACGGGCGTCAACCGTGTGCCGTGGGACAACTTCCCGGCAAGGCTGCATAAGGGCGAGGCCGTGCTGACGCGCACGGAAGCGGAACAGTGGCGCTCCGGCAGCACGCAGACGGTTGACGCTGCTGCCATCGGGCAAGCTGTCGCCTCTGCCGTCGCTCAGGCGCTCTCCGGCATGGCTTTCATCGTGGACGGTCAGGAGTTGGGCAGACTGACGGCGAAGACCGTAGGCCGCGAGCTGGAACGCGCATCCCGCGCGGGCCGCTTCGCTCCTGTATAAAGGGGGGATTGAATGGAATCCAGAACAAGGGTGTGGCTTAACAATCAGGGTTTGCAGGACATCTCCCCGGCTATCGTGATCCATGATGTGATGTATACGCCTCAAGAGCTGCAGAACAGCGTGATCAATCACGCGCGGTATCACGGCGGGCGGCTGGTGCGCCAGCGCATCAATAACACCGAGGTTTCTGTCCGCTTTGAAGTCCATGAATATGACATCATCGCGCGGCAGGAGATCACGCAGCGCGTAATTGCGTGGGCGATGGCGGGCGGGGTGCTTACCGTGGGCGACAGACCGGGCCAGCAGCTACGCGTCCGCTGTACAACGCCTCCGGCTGTTGATTCGGCTATGGGATGGACAAAGGATTTGACGGTGGTATTCAACGCCGTGGACAATCCGTTCTGGGAGGACATCGTCCCGCGCGGGCTTGCGCTCTCCGGCGCGTCCGCATCCGGCAAGCTGTACGGCGCGGGCAGCGCGGCTGATCCTTTCGTGGAGGCTGAGATCACGCCGTCCGCGCGTCTTTCGTCCATCGACATCACGGCGGGCAGTACGCGCATCAACCTCACAGGCATGGCGGTTCCAGCAGGAACAAAGCTGCTCATCGGCTACGATGACACGCACACGCTGTATATCAGAGCAGGGGAACAAAGCTGGCTGGACGCGCGAACACCCGACAGCGCGGACGATCTTCTGATCCCTGTCGGCGTATTCTCGAATATCTCATACACGGCAAGCGTCTCCGTTGACGCGGTATTCACGGCGAGGGGGTTGTATCTGTGAGCTTATCGGTTTCTCCGGTGCGCCTTCCGCGCCTCCTGGACGCGAATGACACGGATCATCCTTTCTCTGAGATCACGCGGCTGCATCCTTCCCGCCTGTCCGTGAGCATCAAGCGCACTCCGCTGTCTTCTGCGGATATGGAGCTGACGGGCGAGGATGTGCCGGTGCGCTCTTTTGCGGAGCTGTACACGATCCACGGCAGCGCGGGCATTTACCGCGCGGCACAGGTGGAGACGGACTATGCTGACGATTCTTCCCGCGTGGCATGGGAGCACGGCATCTGCACGCTTGGCGATGTGATTTACACGGAAAAGGAAGAGCAGTCCAAGACCGTGACCGACATGCTGAACACGCTGCTGGGCTTGCAGGGCGAGCGGGCTTACTGGGATGTGGGCAGGGTGGAAACGGGCGACACCGTGACGCTCACGCCGAACGGTCAGACGGTGCTTGATCTGCTGCTTACGATGATGGAGCAGCTTCCGGATTATATGCTGGCGTTCGATCAGTCCTCTTTCCCGTGGCTGCTCTCCATCGTGCGGAAGCCGCAGGAGATCACGGCAGAAGGGCGGCTTTCCCGCAACCTCTCTTCCGTGCGTGTGCAATACGATGATTCTGAGCTTTGCACCCGCGTATATGCCAACGGCCTTGAGAACGGCTACATGGACAGCGACAACGTTGCGACCTATGGCCTCGTGGAACACAGCCTGACGCTATCGGAAGACATCGAGCGAGCGGAAGCGGAAACCATTGCCAGCCGATACCTTGAGAAAAGGGACACGCCAGCCGTAGCGATTGAGATTGACGCGGTGGACTTGAGCCTTGCGACAGGTGAAGCGCTGGACGCTTTTACGATCAGCAAGCGCTTCCGGCTTGCGCTTCCGGCTTACGGGCAGACGTTTGAGGAAGACATCATCGGCATTGAATACTCGGACGTTTTCGGCGAACCGGAGCACGCAACGCTTGAGCTGGCGAACGAGATCGCGGACATCAACGAAAAGAGCCGCAAGGCGCAGAAGGTAGCCGCTGCAATTGGCGGAGTGTCCGGCGTAGCGGCGACGCAGAACACCATCATCAAGCAAGACACGAAGATGGAGACCTACGACAAGTATATCACCGCGCTGGAAGACGCAGATATTCTTGTTATGCGCGAGGATCAGGCAAAGGTCGAAGTCGGCAATGCAATGGTTGAAATATTCGCCATGCAGCGCGATGTATACGAAGAGACAGACAAGACGGATATTGTTACCGCTATGCGAACGGCAGGAATGACCGTTGATGCGAACAAAAGCCTTGTTGAGATCATCGCGTCTGAGGTCATCAATCGGAAAATCGCATCCGATGACAACGCGGATGCGATTGACACGGCTGAATCAAGAATCACAGTTACAGAAGGCGCAATCGAATCAAAGGTTTCCAAAAACGGCGTTGTTTCTGCGATAAACCAAACCGCTGAAACCATCAAGATTTCCGCAAGTAAGATCAACCTTGACGGATACGTGACGGCCTCTAATCTGTCGGCTACGCTCACAGACCTCGGATATGTAGATATTAGCCAAGCAGATATTGATCAACTTACCGTAAGCCAATATCTGCGGTTTAACGGACATAACGCATCGTGGAAAAGCAAAGAGGTTGTGACCGGTGCCAGCAACAGCACGCTCTCCAACGTCGCCATTGCGGACGAGAACAACAACGTAGTCAGCCGCGTGAAGCTCTATCATGTGAAAGCGGCAAACTTAGAAACAGATACCATCTACTATTTGGGGTATTAAGTATGGAATTAAATAAAGGCGGCATCTTCGACAAGTACGGGATGATCGACAATATCATTACCCTGCTGAACGATATGGAGATCAAGGGGCGCAGGAACGCGCAGCTTCTTGTGCTTTCGGTACAGGGCCTTGAAGCGCTGAAAGACGGACTGAAAAAAGACGATGCACGGAAGGAGAAGCAGGATGGACAGGATCACGCTGCCGAGCGGGAAGACGTATGACGCATTCTTCGCCGGTGAATCTTTGAGCACGGGCAACTTTAACGCGAAGCTGATGCCGGAGGAAGACGTTGCTCAGATCGTTGCGGACTTTTCCGGCGTTTCTGAGATCATGGTGGAGAGCCCGAACATCGCGCCAGTGACCTATGCTGGATACACGCACTTTGAAGCGCTGCGCCGTCTTTCTGACGGTATCCTCATTAAGCTGTCAAAGGATGATGCAGATGGTTAATGTGATTCGTGCGGACGCGGACATGCAGCACGGCGCGGAGGTTGACCGCCTTTCGCGCCTGTTCGCACAGGGCGACGCAAACGCGCACAGGTTCGAGGTTCATTTGACGGACGGCGGCAGGGCGGCAGACCTGAGCGAGGCGACGGTCTCCGGCCTGTTTCTCCGCGCCGACGGCAATACCATCCTTTTGACTGGCGGCGTGAGCGGGAATGCCGTGCTGCTGACGCTGACGGAAGACTGCTACGCCGTGCCTGGACGCTTTGAGCTGATGATCCGCGTGAGCACCGGCGAACTGACTATGACGGTTTACTATGCGACCGGAACCGTGACAAGAGCAAAGACAGGAATCGAGGTGGAACCATGATCGTAAACAAAATCCGCGCGGATACGGATTTGGCTTCCGGCGTACAGGCTGAACGGCTTGGGCGCTTGTTTGCAGAATCCGATCAATCCGCGCACCTGTTTGAAGTGCATGTGATGGACGGAGCGCATGCCGTATCCCTTGACGGCGCTGCGGTAACTGGCTACTTTATCCGGCCCGATGACGCGACGGTGACGATACAGGGCAGCGCGTCCGGCAACGTGGCTTATCTTACGCTTCCGGCATCATGCTACAGATACGCAGGGCATTTCAGCCTCATCATCAAGGTTTCCGCGAATGATGTTTCGACGGCGATCTTCTGGGGCGACGGCATGATCACCCGCTCAACGTCGGATATTCTGCTCGATCCTGAGAACGTGGTTCCGAATCTCGACCAGCTATTGGCTCAGATCGAAGCGATCAAACAGGCGACAACGAACGCGAACAGTGCTCTCCAGAGAGCGGAACAGGCACAGGCAACGGCAGCACAGGCAGCGCAGAGAGCGGATACAGCCGCAGGAATCGCAAACGAAGCGGCAGAAAGCGCGAGCGATGCAGCGAACGCGGCGACGGCTGCGGCAGAAAGCGCGAGCGATGCAGCGGACGAAGCGTCCGAAGCGGCGCAGCAAGTGACGGAAGCTATTATTCCGGTATTTACTGTGACGGCTACTGAGGTGGCTCCCGGTCAAAGCGCGGCTACCATCACAGGCACAGCGAAGAATCCGGTGCTGAATCTGTCTCTGGCTCGCGGCAATGACGGCGACGGCTCTGTAAATTCCGTTGACGGCATCCTGCCTGATGCAAGCAAAAACGTCACACTCCCTGCAATGACGGGTGCTTCTGCGTCTGCTGCTGGAGAATCAGGAAAGGTTCCCGCTCCTGCCGCTGGCGATGAAGGGAAGTTTTTGCGCGGAGATGGCGCATGGGCTGATATGCCTACGGCTACTGCAAGCACCAAAGGCGGCGTGAAGATCGGCGCGGGCCTTACCATGACGGACGGCGTATTGAGCGCAGATGTGCAATCCGTTCCAGTGATGACTGGCGCTGGCGCTTCTGCCGCTGGCGCGTCCGGTCTTGTTCCCGCTCCTGCGGCTGGCGACAACGAAAAGTATCTCCGAGGCGACGGCACATGGCAGGAGAACAGCGGCATCGAAGCGCGTGACATCCGCGTAAACGTAAGCACAAGCGGATGGACAAAGACGGGCGATTTTTACAAGCAGACTATCACAAGCGAGATGGTCGGTACAAATGGCTCAAGAACCATCCAGATCACGGCAGACGATTCGCCTATTATTTCCCTTGATCTGTCAGACACGGCGGCAAACGCTGTCGCAGCACAGCGAGCGGCCTTTTCTCAAATCGTTTATGCTGAAACCGCGCAGAATGCCTTGATGCTGTACGCTATATCTGCGCCGACAACGCCGTTCATCCTTCTCCTAAAGGTGGTGGGCTGATGGGTTCTGCTGTTCTCCTTAGTTCCGGCGGCAGCGATAAAAACAGAATCGTTGTGACGTTTTCGTTTGAAAACCAAATTGTCACAGGCATACAGGACGGCGGTTCTATTAAGTGGTTAATTCCCATCGGGGACATCATGGATCGGATTCATGTAGACGTGATCAAGAGAGCGTATGAGACAGAAGTCGATCTTAAATGTGATACGCTTTTCCTTGATGATGCGGATGATCTTACCATAGAAGCCGCGCCGATTGGCGAAGAATTAAGCGAACCGTATAGGCTGACAACGCATGTGCTTCGCAGCGAATACGGTGGATATGATGAAACGTGTTTTGAAAACACCGATCTGCCAAAGGATAGCACAGAAAGAGACGCTGGTTACTGGAACGCTGCTACTTATGCACGAATCCGTCAGTTTTACGGCCTGAATATCCATACACCGCAACCACAGGGCTATGCTGACGGGACTGGCTGGATCGGGATTTTTTCCGGAAGCTGTAAACTGAGCATTGAAGACTATCAAACGATTTATAAGGTTATGTACAAGGCTGCGGAGGAAGGAGAATTTGACGAAGAGGATTTTGACGTGGATGACGGCAGTGGTGATGAGTTCTACGAGGAGGAGTTCTGATGCGATGTCTTTTGCAAGGGCAGTCTGGCGGCGTTGACATTGAGCGCGATATTGAAAAGCCGGTTGCCTCGCAGGAATCCGCGCATGTTGAAGCATCCGGCAAGGTGACATATTTCGGCCCTGACTTTGTTTACCCGGGCGGCGTGATGGCGATCAACGCCGGAGGTACTACACAGATTACGCTTCCCGGAATCATCGGGGACACAGGACTGCAATCTTTCACGGCTGACGGCCTGACCGTCTACGCTTCCGGCGGCAACACAAAAGCTGTCGCGTCTCCGGCATGGCAGAATCAGACACCCGCTGGCGCTGTTCTTAAAAAGTCAGACAGCACGGCGCTTGTCGGAATTTGCCCGCTTCCGCGCATCCAGATCAAAAGCAAATCAGGCGTTGACTACACCATCCCAAACAATGGCTCCGCGAACCTTGCCGCTCAGATGAACGCATTCCCCGCGATGCTCTGCGATGACAAGATTCGCTTCTTCATCCCGATGGGCATTGCGAAATGGAACGACCCAGATAAGCTGTTCCATTTTGCGCTCACGTTCAAAAAGGTCGCCACAACGCCTTTGCAGTTTTTTTACAGGACTTACGGCACAAAGGCGCAAAAGAGCCTTTTGACGCTCAACGATCCGAACGCATTCACGTTCAGCGCGGACATTTACGGCGTATCCTGCGTTTATCAGCTTTCGTCTGCGACAGGTAAATTCGTCGCCGGATGCGTCTGCCCGAAGAATACGAGCTATGCGGTGACGCTCACATGGGAGCAAAAGCAGATTCTCCACATGCTTACAAGTGGCAAGAATTACAACGCTGATTTCTGGAACGATGTATCGTCGCCGTGGGCTTTTGTAAGATATAGCGGTGCAGCTTACCACAGGATCAACACCAAAAACCCAGACGATGAAGTGACAGGTGATCCGTGGCTCGGCATACAGGTTGAGCAGGACGGCACGTCGGAAACTGGAGCGCGTGTATTCTCAATTACGCAGATCGGCCTGAATATATCTCAATATTCAAAAGCCATCCTGCATATCTGGTATAGGTGTGATTCAGCAACCGGAGCGGTCGCCGGGTTCATGCTTCGGCCTGATCCCAGACCGGATGATTATTACCATTGGAGTTCTTACGAATCTTACAGCCCTGCTTATACTGTTCTTCCTCAAGCGGACACGCTGACAGAAACAACGCTTGAATATGATGTATCTGGATGCGCTTCATCCGATAGTTATCAAATTTTTCTGCAAGTTTGCGGCGGCATATCAGGAACGAATGAAATCTATGTCAGCGACATCGAATTTGTTACTTAATGGAGGCGCTGCATGACACCAAAGGATTTATACGACGCATGCGAGATGATGCTTGCGGACGGCTGGGGCTACATCTACGGCACAGCTGGCGTGTTCTGGACAGAGGCGCGGCAGAAAGCCGCAACCGGCGAGATGGCGCGGAAGTACGGCGCACGCTGGATCAACCACATGGTCGCGGACTGCTCCGGCGTGATGGTGTATATCTGGAAAAAGCACGGGCTGACGATCCCGCACGGCTCCAACTCAATAGCGCGTCAGAGCGTGGGACGGATGCAGACGGCTCCCTCTCCGGGCTATGCCGCTTTTAAGCGGCGCTCCGGCGACAATTGGCCTGACGGCATAGACTATTATCATATCGGCATCGTCGCCGAAGACGGCGAACATGTGTACGAATCGAAAGGCACACTGACGGGCTTCGTCGTGAGCGATGCAAAAGAATGGGATTGTTTTGCGCCTTTCAAAGCCGTAACCTATGAGAAAGGGGAACAAGGTATGCTTTACAGGGCAGTGGTTGAGACGGAATCCGGCCCGCTGAACATGCGTTCCGGCCCGGGAAAGACTTATGGTGTCGTTGCTAAGCTCCAACGCGGCGAGCCTGTTGACGTGATCCAGACGTTCACGGAGGCTGATACTGGCGAGCGCTGGGCGTTTGTTGATGCGGACGGCGATCAAGGTTACTGCGCTCTCAAATACCTCAAAAAGATCGAACCGCAGGAGCAGCCGGAAGAGGAGCCGGAAGCCCCGAAGCAGACCATTCTCCGCTGTGTTTCAAACGGCGTAACGATAGCACTTGTCGGGGAATGGGAAATTTATAAGGGGGAATGAACATGGAACAGCTTCTAACCGCCGGGAACGTTGCAAAGGCGCTCTCGGCAATCCTCGCGCTCCTGGCATTGGTGCTGGTGCGCCCGATCCGCGCAGCGTATAAACATCACAAACAGGAGCGCAAGGAACAGCAGGACTTTCGGCGCGAAGTGCTTGCGGAACTGAAAGAAATCCGCTCAGATATGGGGGATTTGCAGTACGAGAGCCTCGCACAAGCGCACGACTTTTACACGTCGCAGGGCTGGTGTCCGTCCGCGACAAAGGAACAGCTCATTAACATGCACAAGAGCTACATTGCAAAAGGCCGAAACCATCTGTCTGTACATTACGAGCAGGAAATCATCAACCTGCCGGAGCATCCGTGAAAGGAGAACGATTATGGAAACGATCAAAAGAAAGCTGACTTCCCGTAAATTCTGGGCCGCTGTCTGCACCTTTGTAACCATGCTGATGATCTATAACGGCAAGGCTGAGACCGACGCGCAGCAGGTCGCCGCGCTGATCATGGCTGGCGCGTCCGTCGTGGCCTACATCATCGGCGAGGGCCTTGCGGATGCAGGAAACAAAGAGCCGATCATCCTTGAGCCTGTTGACGAAGAAGACGTTGATGATCCGTAAAGAATGGGCTATACTAGCCTCGCAAGGGAGGCGATTTGATGCAGAATGAAGAAACCGCGATGATCCCGTTTTTCGCGCATGAGAGCGCGGTGAACCGGCTGGAGCGCATGAATAAGCGCTTGCTTATCCTGCTGCTGGTGATCTTCATCGCGTTTGTCGGCACGAATGCTTACTGGATTTGGTACGAAAATCAATTTGAAGATCAGACGATTACGCAGACCGTCACGCAGGATTCTGGCGACGGCGGGAGCAATACCTATAACGGCAAGATTATAGGCGGTGATGACTATGGCGAAGCAGACGGTACGAACTACGCTCAAACGCAGAACCCGTAAGACAGGCGGGAACTCCGGCTATCGCCAGTGCAACATGTGTCACGGCACGGGGCGGGTGAAGTCTAAGCGATGAGCCTTGAAGACCTCTCCAGAAGCCAGATCGAACACCTTATAGACGAATGGATCATCGGCGCACACGCTGAAAGAGACAGAGCCATCCTCAAGCACAGGCTTTTGGATGGCCTTACTTTTGAACAGCTTGCGGAAAAGCATGATCTTTCCGTCCGACACACGAAGACCGTTGTTTACAAACGCGAACAAACTTTATTCAAACACGTCCCCGGCTAAATGCCGGGGCTTTTTTTATTTGCCCGAATATAGCACGAAAGGCACACGCCCGCTTCATCGTAAGCGGGCGTCTTTTTTTGTACCCTTTTTGCAGAGGGAGGCGAACACGATGAACGATTGCATCTCACGACTTGTGCGCTGCGGAGTGCCTGAAAAGACGGCCCGCTGCCTTGTGCTGGACTTTGCACGGCTTCACCAGTTCGCCGCCATCTATTTGTATGTCCAGCAGATGGAGGCGGCTTGCGGTGTGGCGTGAATTTAATCCAAATCCTTTCCAAAATACCGTTGAAGATTGTGTGCAGCGGGCCATATCTGCCGCGCTTGGCGTGGATTGGGACACGGCCTCAGACATGATACACGACATGGCGAAGGCAATGGGCCATCCTGAACACAGTGATGCCGCATGGGGGGCTGTACTGCGACGGAATGGCTTTTACAGAGCTATTGTGCCGAACACTTGCCCGGATTGCTATACCGTGGCCGATTTTTGCAGACAGCATCCACGCGGAATATTCGTATTAAAGACACCCGGCCATGTCGTTTGCGCGATTGATGGGCAAGTGTTGGATTCTTGGGATTCAACTGGCGAGACCGTTATCTACTACTTTTACAGGAGGTAATGAGCATGATTGACCGATTCGGAAACTGGTATCCAGATTTTCCTGGGCAGCAGCCATATCAAGACCCGGCTTATACACGCGCATACGGGCAAAAGACACAGCAGGAGACACAACAAGGCTTAACGCCTCCAACGATCCGCGCGGAAATCGTACAGGTTGACAGCATCGAGGCAATTGACCGTTTCCCGATGGCGGCTGGAACGTCTCAGATGTTTATGACTAAAGACGAACACAATATCGTCATCCGCTCAATGTACGCGAACGGGCAGCACTCCGACAAGATATTCGACGAACGCCCGCCCGCGCCGCCAGCGCCGACGCTGAACCCTTCGGATTATGTGAGAAAAGACGAGCTTCAAACGCTGATCGCGGAAGCGATGCAGAACACCCGGAAGAACACGGCGAAGAAAGAGGAGGCGGCATAAATGGGACTTTTTGACCAGCTAGGGCAGCAACAGCAGCAGATTACACCAGACATGATGCGGCAAGAGATCGGGAATATCAAGGCCGATCCCGGCGCTTACTTGTCCAGACAGGGCTTTAACATCCCGCAGGGCATGACCGATCCACGGCAGATCACACAGCACCTTCTTCGCACTGGTCAGGTTGGCGGGAACAGGCTCCAGCAAGTCATGAGGATGCTGGGTCGGTAATCATCGACATCTCCCGTCAATGCGCGCAGACGGCTGATGAATATAGATTTAAGGAGCAAAAAATAATGGCACTTACTGACGAATCCCACGGCGGCTTCTATATGCCTGTCGCTCCCGCTTACGGCGGCGGCTACGGGAATAATGGCGGCGGCTTCTTTGGCAGCGATTGGGCTTGGTTGATCCTCATCCTGCTCATCGGCGGTAACGGCTGGGGCATGGGCAGCTTCGGCATGGGCAGCATGATGCCTTGGATGATGGGCGCGAATATGGGCGGCTTCGGGCTGGATTACCTCTATCCGTGGCTCAATAATAGCCAGCACATTAGCGACGGCTTCCGTGACCAGCAGCTCAATACTCAGATTGGCGACTTGAGAAGTGATGTGAACCGTGGCTTCGGTGACGTTCAGCTCGGTATCTCCGGCCTTGGCCGTCAGATTTGCGAGACCGGAAACGGCATCACTCAGGCCGTAAACAATGGCTTCTCCGCTGCGGAGATTGCGGCGAACGGTCGCCAGATGGCGAACATGCAGCAGGGCTTTGGCATCCAGCAGGGCATTTCCGACCTCAAATATGTGGTTGCAAAAGAGAACTGCGATGACCGGGCCGCGCTTGCTCAAGGCTTGCAGACCCAGACCATGCAGGAAATGAGCAACACCAACGCGCTCATGTCTGCTATCCGTGACGGCATCCAGTCCATCAAGGACGAGCTGTGCAATGACCGCCTTGACGCAGAGCGCCGCGATAACGCCAACCTGCGCTCAGAGCTGATGTATGCTCGCAATCAGGCTGATCGTGCTGCTCAGACCGCCGTATTCCAGCAGGGCCTCAATAATGAGGTTGACGCGCTGTATAACCGGCTCAAGAACTGCCCAGTCAACACTGTGCCTGTGTACGGCAACCAGCCCGTCTTCACATGCGCTGGGCCGAGCATCGGCACTGGATGCAACGGCAATGCCTTTGGCTTCGCTGCCTGAGAGGGCGGTGAGGTAGATGGCTGCTGAATACTCTGCCAATAATCTTCAGACCGTTCCGGCGAATGCTGGCGTGATCTTTACGGAATCCCCCGTTCCGTGCAATCGCGGCATGATCTTTCACCGTGACGAGAGTGCGCTTTTCCGGCTTGCCTCTCCGCGCGTGATGGGTGTTCCCTGCCGTCGGTGCTGCTGCTGCGGTTATCCGGAAGCGGACTATCAGGTCGCTTTCCACGCGAACATCGCAGTGCCGGAAGACCCAGCGGGAACCGTTGAGGAAATCCAGCTCGCCATCGCCATTGACGGCGAGGTTGACCCCAGCTCGATCATGAGCTTCACTCCTGCGGCGGTTGGCGACTTTGGCAACGTTGGCGCGGACATCATCGTGTCCGTCCCGTGTATCTGCGGATGCTCTTCTGTATCCGTGCGGAATATCAGCACACAGCCGATTGAAGTCAGGAACGCAAATATCGTCTTTGACTTCGCCGGGATCAGGCGCTGAGAAAGGAGAAAACCGTGGATAAGATCAAAGAACTGCATGAGCTTTGCGAGACGCTTACGGAATCCATCGCGGAAGCCAATGAGCGCATCCGCGCTGCTGGCGGCAAGCTGACTGCCGGAGACGTGGACTACGTGGATAAGCTCACGCATGCGCTCAAGTCCGTCAAAGCTTCCGTCGCCATGATGGAAGACGAAGACGAAGGTTACTCCGGCCACTATCCGTATATGGGCAACTACGGCTCCTATCGTGACGGCAGCTACGCTCGCGGGCGCAGGAACGCTCCGCGTGACAGCATGGGCCGCTATTCCGGCGAACGCGGATATTCCCGTGCCGGACTTGCGGACGAGCTGCGCGGAATGATGCATGATGCGCCGGATGAGCGCACCAGGCAGGAAATCCAGAGGCTTGCGGATAAGCTGGAGAACATGTAAAGAGGGGGTGGCCTTTTGATCACCGAACAGGACTTGCAAGAGGCCATCGCTGAATGCCTTGGTGAGCGATCTCCGAACGCGAACACATGCGTCAAGCTTGCCGCGTTCTATACGATCCGGGATCAGCTCTACCCGGCAGAGGATAGGCGGGTGCTCCCCGCCTATTCCTTTTCCCCGCCTCCTGCTTCTTCGTACACCGTTCCAGATTTAGGCGACACTCCTTTTTATAAGGCGATAGCTGGACGTGACCCAGAAGACCTCTGGCCAATCCTGGACGAAATCTTCACGGCTCTGCGGATGGCATACCCGCGCTTATACGATCTTGCGATGCGTAAGCTTCAATGACCGCTCTTCGGAGCGGTTTTTCGTGTCCATTTTCGTGTCCACTTTGTTTTTCATATTTGACCGGAAAACCGTCAAATATGACCGGAAATCTGTCAAATATGACGCTTCAAAAGAAAGCAATAAAAAAGAAAAATCCCGAACCCTTAATAGGTGCGGGATTTTTGCTCTGGTGCGGTAGATGGGACTTGAACCCATACAAAAGACCTCTAACAAGATGCAATAG